CGCACGTCCTGAATATCGGCCAGCAGGTATTGCAGGTTCAGGTTCACCTCAAACGCGGTCTTGATGCCCATGCTTGCACCGTCAACGAACGAGATGCCGCCAGGCAGCGTTTCCACGTCCCGGTTCTTCATGCTTGTTGGCACCTGAAGCGGAGGTTTGGTCTGGTAGTCGATGGCCTGCGCCTTGCGCAGTTGCTCATGCTGGAGCTGCTTCACGTCGCCAAGCGCCTCCATGCCCGGGCTGTTCCCGTAGATGTCGCCGCCGGCGGTGGCCCAGCGTGGCACCAAGCATGGGAAATACTGGAATCCGCTCTCGCGCAGGAACACGCCGTCCTCGCCGCCGACCTCGAAATAGAACGAGCCGAACGGCATGTTCTTGCTGTCCTTCTTCGTGATGTCGCGGTCGGCCCGAGGCTCGATGGCGTGGATGACAGGCACCCACTGATCCAGCGTGCCAGTGTCGTACATGTTCTGCACGCTGGTCGAGCAGTTGTCGTAGCCGAACTCCTTGACCATCTGCGACACGGTCATCTCGAACTCGCGGTAGAGCGTGCAGACGCGGCCCTGCGCGTCGGTCGAAATGCAATACTCGCCGCAGGTCAGCGGGTAGTGATGGATGACTTGGTTGAAGTCAGGCATGATGATCGTGGCCGCCGTGCCGAACGCACCAAGTTCCTCGTACATCTGGTGCAACGAGCGGTAGGTGTTCGACTTTTGGAACACTAACTGCATGCGCTTGGTGACATCGTCAAGCCACAACTTCACAGGCTGGTACGAGTTTAGTTCGGGATCAGGCGTCGCCAGCCTGAACCATTGCCGAGCAGGGCTGGTCGCGCCGGCCATCATTCCTGCGCCGAGCGTGCGAAGCGACCTGGTGCCGGTGTTGTCGTAGATGTTGTTGTGCCGGCGCCAGCCCTTGTCGCGGTCCTGACGGAAGTAGCGACCGTTGCGCGGAAGCAGGTAGGAGGTGATCTCCTGCCAGTGCGCAAACCACGATGCACGCTCGGACTTGAGCTGACCCCAGCGCGTGAACAGTCGATCACGCTGCGGCGCGTTTTTGTAACTGCGGTTGTCGCCGGGGTATTCGCTCATGGTTTAGCCACCGAGGAGGGAACTGCGACCGAGCTGGAGATCCTGCGGGTTGACGCCCATTGGCCCTGTGAGCATGGTGCCGGCGGGCCCGCCGCCGCCAGACTCCTGCGCGGCCTGCATGATGCCGGCCACGTCTGGCGCACGACGATTCGCTGCGCGCATAGCACCCATTGAAGCCTCGGTCTGCGCCTGCGCCTGCTTGGCAGCCTCGGCCTGGGCAGCCTCCTGCTTGCGCATGGCATCTTCCTGCGCCTTCTTGCCCTGCTCGCCAGCATAAACCGAATAGCCGGTTCCAGCCGCAGCCGCACCAGCCAATGCGCCAATGAGAATTGTTGATAGTGCTGCCATGTTCAAATCCTCTTTGTGTGAGTTTGTTCTGTTCGGTTGTAACCCATTCGATTCAGCATGCCAGATACGGCACTGGCATTTTCTCCATCAAGATTGCTCATGCAAATTGCAACAGCGCCATTGCTTTGCGCCCATTGCTCGAACGCTTGCACAAGACGTATCGCTGCCGTGCTGCGTCGATGCTCCTTGTTGATCCACCACGCCATTTCGCTTGCAACACGCACTCTTGGTGCGTACCACAATGGCGCAATCATCGCCACCAACAGTCCTATTGGGCTGCCGTCCTTTTCCGCAATGAAAACAGTTGCGTTCGTTATTAGCCATTGGATTGTGGTTCGTAATTCTTCTTCAGTTGCAGAAGTAAAGTCCGCATATGGCGAGAATGCCACGAAATCCTTGGCCATTGCGAGGAGAGCATCCTCATCATTGGCGGTAGCAAAACGAATCATGCCAACCTCCAAACGCTAGAAATGTTCGTATTCACTACGGGCACCTCACACCTCCTCGTACGGGTCATAGTCCTTCGGGCGTGGGTCGATCTTCTCGCGCACTTCGCGAGGCAACTGCTTGGCGACCGGATAGGCGAACGTCAGAGCCAGCGCGTCGGCGATGTCCGGGCTGCCGCCGCCCTGTAGCCGCTTCTTGATCTCGTCCTTGCTCTCGAGAACGCGGCGACCGACTTGGTCGTACCAGAACGTCGGCGTGGACAGTTCGGCCTTGAGCGTGTTGTCATCCGGGATCGCGCCGCCGTTGTCAATCCATTCCTTGACTGCCCACCACATTTCGGCTCGCTTGTTCAGGAACAGGTTCGGCTGGGTCGCCTTGCCTCCGAACGGTACCTCGACCACGAAGTAGTCCAACTGCCGCAGGCGGTCGATGACGCCAGCGCCGGCACCGGAGTCGATGAACACGGCGTCCGGATCGCGGTCCTCGATGACGTTGGCGACGGCTGCGGCCAGTTGCATGTTGTCCATGCCCTGATAGATGATCGGGTCTTCCATGCGCAGTCCTTGCCGCAGCACGATCACGCTCCGGTCATCGCCGAACCGGGCCGGATCGACGCCGACCACCAGAGGGAACTCGAGTACGTCGCTGTCCTTGTATTCGCGGCCTGCCGCTGTCTCGGTATCTGACAGGCTGATGAGCTGATCCGACCCGGCTGCGCTGAAGTCGCATAGGTACTCGCGCGCGAACGCGGCTTCTGGCATGTCGCGCCGCAGGCGCTCGACCTCATCGCGGTCTAGCGCGTCGGTGTCATTGACCGTGTACCTGGCCGCGTACCAGTCTGGAAGCGAACCCGCCCGATAGAACAGCTCGCTGAACAGGTTGATGCCCGCCGGCGTGCCGATGAACATGGCCCAGCCTTTACGGTCTGACAGCGCCGGCTGGATGATGTCGTTCCAGACTTCGGGCTTGATCTGGGCCACCTCGTCAATGACGCAGCCATCAAGGCGCACGCCACGCAGCGCGTCTGGGTTGTCTCCACCAAACAGGCGGATCGTGGCACCGTTGGATTTCAGAGTAACGGCTAGGTCCACCTCGTTGATCTCGACGCCGCCATACCGAAGCATGGGTTCGACCTTGCGCTTCAGGCGTGCCCAGGCGATGGTCTTGGCCTGTTTCAGGAACGGCGCGACGTACACGAAGAACGGCATCTGATCCTTGCACTTGATCGCTGCGTGCAGCAAACGCACAAGCGCCAGTTCTGTCTTGCCGGCGCGGCGGTGCAGGGCCAGCACGGTGAACCGCTTGCGGCGCTGGTAGCACTCGAGTTGCCACGGCCTCGGCGTGAATCCCAGAGGCACCGTGAAACTAGTCATCCGGCAGTCCCGTCACGACATTGATCGTGACCGATCCGCCGTGGTCGATCCCGACCTTGTCGCCGTACCGGCTTGGATCCCATTTACCAAGCAATCGCAGTGCGGTGTCGATTCGCAGTTTCTTCCAGTTCAGGTCCAGCTGATCGGTCGGTGCTGATCCGGCAACGTCCCTGCAATCGTCGGCAATGGCATCAAATCCGCGAGCGCGGGCCTCCTTGAAGCGTAAAGCAAATTGCTCATCTTTAGCCAACCAGTTGTAAACGGTGACAAATGATGGCCGACCTGGACCACGGCACCATGACCGCAACGACTCACCATTTGAGATGGCATCAATGATTTCGTCGGCAACCTTTCCTAGCACTGGTTCAGGCGGCCTGCCGCGAGGTCTTTTCTTTGCCATTGCAAAACCTTTCTGCTGCCCATTGTCGCAACCTTTTACGGGCTTCGCCTTTACAACATTCTATGTCAAGCATGCACTCAAGCATCTTTTTGGCTTGGAGCATGTTTCCTGCCATTGCCGCTTGCTTTGCAGCCCATGCAAACCATCGCTTTGCAATGAATAATGGCTTGTCTGAATGGGTATTCAGGATGCTGGCATTGGCGATTCTGGTTTCAATCGCGCAACTTGGTTGATCTCCACCAGGTGCCATGTTAGTCAAAGTATTTCCGAACCGCGCTATCCAATCCCGTTCAGCATCTTTCCAGTTGTCATCATCGCATTGTTGAAGCACTATTGCACCCACTTCCCTTCCTGCTGCAATAACGGTTCTGATCCAAGATTCCTTGTGTTTGTTGACTCCGCGATGATGAGTGGAATCACAAACATGCTGTTTCAATCTAACCTGTGGTTTTTTGCTCATCCCGATGTAGCGAATAACTCCATCGCCAGCATGCAACCCATAAATGAAACAGGTGTTACCTGCGCCTCCAGGCATGAGCGATTTGCCCACGTCGCTCGTATCTGCAGATTTTGATGACTGTGTCTCTGCGGAGGTTAAACATCTTGGCGAGTCGCCGGTATCCGATGCCTTCCTCCTCGTGGAGGTATCGGAGTCGCTGGACGGTTGCTTCCGGGATCGTGGCATTGTGGTGGGTTTCGCCTATGCGGTCGCCGCGCTCGTTGACGGCGACTACTTTCGCTTCTTTGCGCGGGCTGGCAGGCTCTTGAAGCTGCTCGTTTTCTTTGCCCATTTCTTGGCGATCTTTGGGTGCTTTGCGTACATGAAACGCTGCTGGGCCTTGGACTTGAACGGCATCACTTCCATCCCTTCTTGAGTTGCGCATATGCCTTTGGGCTCACGGTGGACTTTGACTTGGATCGGCTGGTGCCGGCCTTGCGCCTGCGGTTGATGTTTCCGACGAGAGAGTTCTTGGTCTTCTTTGCCATTAGGCTTCCCAGTAGGTGGTTTCTCCTCGTCTGTAGTGCTTCAGGTCCTCACACTTGCT